CAAGTCTCGGATTACAATATAGCTAATGCGTCTGGAGCTTCTGTTAGAAGTGATCTAAATGCAGTGTTTGATGCAATAAAAACTTTAAATAGTGGTGGTAGTGATCCTAGTAACACATCGGCTTTCATGCCTTATGTAGATACTGGTGATAGTAATAATTTAAAGATAAGAAACGCATCTAACAATGGATTTACAACTGTTGGATCTGTTGACGAGGCAAATCTAGGTTTATTACCTAAATCTGGCGGTACAATGACAGGTCAGGTTTTAGGAGATGATGGATCGGTTGCTAGTTCTCCAGCCTATGCGTTTGATGGGGATGATGATACTGGAATGTTTAGGTCAGGTGCTAATACCATAGGATTTTCAACTGCGGGAACAACAAGAGTCTCTATTAGTAACGCTGGTCTTGATATGACAAATGCTTTACCTATTAGATTTCAAGATTCGAGTGGTTCTCCTTTTGTCGCATTAAAAGCACCAACTAGTGTAAGTAGCAATGTTACTTTTACTTTACCTGCCACAGATGGAAATGCAGGAGAATTTTTAAAAACAGATGGGTCGGGAAATTTAAGTTTTTCTATAGTGCAGGGTGTTCCTAGCGGGGCAGTGTTCTGTATGGCAGTAGCAACCGTACCTTCTGGTTATTTAGAGTGTAATGGTGCAGCAGTCAGCAGAACAACTTATGCTGCGTTGTTTGCTGTTATTGGAACGCAATATGGATCAGGTAACGGTAGCTCAACATTTAATATCCCTGATTTAAGAGGTGAATTTATAAGAGGTTTCGATAATGGAAAAGGAACTGATTCTGGAAGATCAATAGCTAGTACTCAATCAAGTAACAACTTAAGTCATGGTCACTCTGTTAGTGCAACTGTCAATGATTCTGGTCATAGTCATGCTACAAGTTTAGCTAACAAACGTGTTTTTTTAGTGGGAGGTAGTCAAAATATATCTTTTGGAGGTTCTGGTTCTTACCCTGGTCAAGACTTTTCTATGAGTAATGCTAATACTGGAGTAACTGTAAGCATTACACAGAGCGATGCTGGTGGATCAGAAGCTAGACCTCGTAATATAGCTATGATGTACATAATAAAAATTTAGTTATGTCTGTAACTGCTACAAAAGATTTTACTATTCAACGGAGAGCAGATTTTCCTATTCGTCTTATATTTAAAGATGCTAATGGCACTGCTGTAAATATTACTGGTTTTACTGTTGCAGCACAAGTTTATGATAATGATCGAAGCACTAAATTTGCTGACTTTTCAGTTGTGTACACTGATAGACCAAATGGAACGGTAGATTTAAAGTTAAGTGATACTGATACTGCTAATTTTTTTCTTGAAACCCTTAAATATGATGTATTACTAACAGATCCAAATGGAGATAAAATGTATTATTTAGAGGGTACACTATTCGTAAGTCAAGGTTACACAACATGAGTTCTTCAAATCCTATTACTATTGTAGAAATTGTAACTCAAGGGCCACAGGGGCCAGCAGGTCCACAAGGGCCAGCAGGTCAAGGTTCTGCCACAGTAACAATCGGAAATGTTACAACAGGTAATGCTGGAACCAACGCAAGTGTAACTAACACTGGAACTGCAACAGCAGCAGTTTTAGACTTTGCCATACCAAAGGGAGACACAGGAGCAACAGGAGCAACTGGAGCAACTGGGGCTACTGGAGCTACTGGAGCTACTGGGCCACAAGGCCCAGCAGGTAGTGATGGAGCCGATGGCAATGATGGAGCGACAGGAGCTACTGGGCCACAAGGAGCAACAGGCCCTCAAGGAGCAACAGGCCCACAAGGCCCACAAGGCCCAGCAGGTGCAGATGGTGCTATAAGTGACGGTGATAAAGGAGATATCGTAGTAAGTAATTCTGGAGCTACTTTTACAATAGATGATGATGTTGTAGATGCTGCAAAGTTAGCTGACACTTCTGTTACAGCAGGTAGTTACACTAATACAAACATTACAGTAGATGCTCAGGGAAGAATTACGGCAGCAGCTAATGGAACTTCGGGTGGGGTCACTTCAGTAACAGGTTCCGCACCAATAACTTCATCAGGTGGTTCTACACCTGCTATAAGTATTTCAGCAGCTACAACGTCTGATGCGGGTTCTATGTCTGCTAGTGATAAAACTAAATTAGATGGTATAGAATCTTCAGCTACCGCAGATCAAACAGATGTAGAGATAAAAACTGCATACGAAAATAATTCCGACACAAATGCATTTACGGATGCACTTCTTTCAAAATTAAACGGTATAGCTGCAAATGCTACTAATGTTACTAATACTAATCAGCTAACAAATGGTGCTGGCTTTATAACGGCAACATTAACTAATGAACAAGTAGAAGATATTATTGGGGCAATGTTATCAGGTAATACTGAGTCTGGTATTACTGTTACTTATGATGATAGTTCTGGTAAAATAAATTTTTCTGTTTCTTCTCAAACAGACAATAATTTTACAAATGCAGATCATAGTAAATTAGACGGAATTGAGACTGGAGCTACCGCAGATCAAACTAACTCCGAAATTAAAACGGCTTATGAGGCTAATACAGATACTAATGCATTTACGGATGCTCTTTTAGCAAAGTTGAATGGCATTGCTGCTTCTGCGACTAATGTCACAAACAATAATCAATTGACCAATGGGGCTGGTTTTATAACAGCAACTCTGACAAATGAGCAAGTACAGGATATAGTTGGAGCTATGGTTTCAAGTAATACCGAATCAGGTATTACAGTTACTTATGATGACAGTGATGGCACGTTAGATTTCACAGTTGCATCTCAAACTGACGAAAACTTTACAACAGCAGATCATGCAAAACTTGATGGAATAGAGAGTAATGCCACCGCAGATCAAAGTGATGCAGAAATCAAGACTGCTTATGAAAATAATTCAGATACTAATGCCTTTACTGACGCAGAAAAAACTAAATTATCAGGAATAGAGAGTAACGCTACTGCTGATCAAACAAATGCAGAGATTAAAACAGCTTACGAAGCCAACTCAGATACAAACGCTTTTACGGATGCTGAGAAGACTAAATTAAGTGGTATAGCAGCTTCAGCTAATAATTATTCAATATCTTCTGATCTTCTAGATGAAGATAATATGGCTAGTAATTCTGCTACTAAAGTTCCTAGCCAACAATCAGTTAAAGCTTATGTTGATGCTAATAGTAGTGACACAACCTATTCTGCTGGAACAGGTTTAAGTTTATCTGGTACAACTTTTAATGTAGATCAAATTGCATTAACAACTGTTCAGACAGCAGCTAATGAGTCAGCACAATTAGCTCTTACGACCCAAGAGGGAGATATTGTTGTTAGATCTGATCAAAATAAATCTTATGTAAGAAATAGTGGTACTGCTGGTACAATGGCAGACTTTACTGAATTATTGACACCTACTGATCAGGTATTGTCAGTTAATGGTAATACAGGAGCTATAACCGCAGCACAAATAGCAGCAGCAGTAGAAGCAGCTTCAGATTCTAATACGTTTACAGATGCAGATCACACAAAATTAGACTCCGTGGAGAGTGGAGCGACTGCGGATCAGACTGCTACCGAAATAAAGACAGCGTATGAAAGTAATAGCGATACAAATGCTTTTACTGATGCAGACCATACAAAATTAGATGGTATAGAAGCGAGTGCTGATGTAACTGATGCGACAAATGTTGCCAGTGCTGGTGCGATCATGGATG